GAGTTATGTAACATAGCATCCTTGGCTTGTGAGCCTGCAGAGCTACCAAAATAAAAAGACATGATTGCCGTCCATGCAGTCCCAAGCGAACCCAGCATCAAAAGCAAAGCATCAGATGTTTTGAATGTCTCCATCATTAGCCCTACCAATATACCAAAAAATCCTATTGTGACCAACACAGCCAAAACAGGAGGAATAAAAGAATGGGTGCTTTGCTGCAGATCACGAGCAGATTTCCTGTCCTGAACCGCCATTTGTTCAAAGTTCAAACCCAACTCTTGCGCTTTAGCTTTTAACGCAATCTCAGCCTGTTGTATAGATGCAACTTGCTCGGCAGTTAATTTACTGTCTTCAATGTTCTTTTGGATGTCCTCAGACTTCATGCCTAGCGCAGATTCAAGCGCAGATACCGCCATTCCCGCAACTGGAGTACCCAGAGCTGAGGCAATTGTGGGTGCTAGTTGTTCAATCGTTTTAAGCCAATCCATATCAGTCCTTACAATATTTAGGCCAATAGCCTGTCTGTCTGAATAAATGCTCACATTCTGCGTTTATCGAGTCGTCATAATAGTGTTTCATAAACATGATGTGCCACTCTTGTCCGCTTTTCTTGTTTTTGTAATCTTGATTAATCTCATACATCAATACTGCAAATGTGAGGATGACCACCAAGACCGCAACACAAATTGCAATTCTAATATTCCACTTCTCCAGCCGTTCAGCTCTTCTTCTTTCGTTAGCTTGTTCTTTTTTTTTAATATAGCGTTATGTTTTGCTTGTTCTGTCGTTAATTTTTGACGTTCTGCTACAAATTCTGTCCATACAGCACCAAGTTCTGGCGGGGATTCATACACCAACATCTGCCTCAGATCGTACTCAGCTTGTTCTAATTGCTTTCTACGCAATACATTCTCTAATGCAATTGCCTGTAATGACTTACCCTTGGGAGGATTCTTTTTCTGTTCCTCTGCTTCCTTGTGCGCTTTTTCTTGATGGTCAAAGAAACTACCAAGCGCACCACCCAACTCATTGACAATTTTGACTACTTCACCGCCAGTAGATTTGATTTCTTTATAGGCAGCCACTCCGCTTTTTACAGCAGAGAAAGCCATCATTGCAAGGGTAAAGGGGTCGATTTTATTTCCCCGTCAGGTAATGGACAACAAAACCAACAAAAGAACTGATTGCAGATACCACAATCATGCCCACCCAAAACCCGCCTTTTGATTTATTGGCAAGTTCAACCAAATGACAAACAGATAATTCAAGTTTATCAATCTTTTTCTCAAGAGTTTCTACAGTCGCTACCAGCTGACCATATTTGAACATATCAATATCGCTCATGGTCATGACTTCATAATATAGCAAAGAGCATAGTAATTAGGTGCGCTTGAACCTGAACTAAATACTGCAGCAGTTGCGTTAACACTATAAGAGTTTCCTGCACCGACAATAAATGTATCTTGTAGATTTGGTGTGCCATTTGAGCCATTACATAAATAATATCCGCTAGGAATAGAACCGATAGAGCCTGACCAAAGAATAATTGATCCACTAGGCAAAGTAGAACTTGAAGACGTAGAACTTGGAATACCATATAAATTGTCGTATGTCGCTATTACATTACTTGAAGCATCAGATAAGACAAACTTATATGAATATCCGCTGTTTAACCAAATCTCGTTTGGAGGTCTGCCACTTGTACCTAAAACGATAGGATTAGAGTTGGCTACAGTTCCAGTTGAATCTGTATATGTTGTAAGTGGAGTTGTAGACCCAGCTTGGTAAGTGTTTATCTGCCCTCCAGATAAGGGTATGCCTACGTTGTTAAAAAATGCAACGCCATTACCAACAGGTGAAAGTAAGTAACTCATTTTGTTTTTCCTAGATCAGATAAGTTTCGGATTCCTGCAGTTGGTGACAATCTACGCTGGGAAAGTTCTGCCAATGCTTTTTGTTCTGCTTCAAGCGCAAGTCTTTCATTTCTGCCCTTTAGTACGTTTCTTAGAACAGTACCTCCAATTCCAGTTTTGGCATTGATTGCTTGTTCAGCAGCACTAGCCCCTAAACTTGAAATGGTTTCTTTAGCAGCGTTCATTGCATTTTTCTCACGCAAAACTTCTGTGTTAGAAGTATTAACATGATGTACGCCCTTGGTATGCTCACTCAAATTAGCAACATCTGCCAGGTCTTGTAATGTTTGGGTTGTCTCATTACCAAACATATAAGGCAAATGTGATGCGTGTTGATGATAGATTTGCTTATTTAAATTAGCCTGACTAACTGTACCTTTGTCATTTCTGATACCAGAATTTAACTTAAACTCGTCAATCTTTAGTTTATTAAGAGCTTGGTGTTCTGGGGAATCACGACCAATAAGTTGTACAAGTCTTTCCACATTAAGTGGCGCAGTCTTAGACGAATAATGGTTTGCAACAAAATTGTTTGCAGCAGGATGTGGTAAACCAGCCTCTATTTCATCCGCAGTTCTTGTGTCAGAAATAGCAGCCTTGTACGCTGGTATCTTTTCTTTTTCTTTTAGCGCCTTGACTTCATTTCTTGCAGCATCATATAAGGGTTTGTATTGAGCAAATTCGTCTTTAATTGGAACTTGCTCTAATTTATCTCTAATAATGTACGCAGCCTGTGATTCCAAAGGGTCTTTTGATGTCCTAGCAATCGTTGCAGTATCTGTTCTAAAGTTTTCGTATTCTTCTGGTGTCATGTAACCCTTGGACAATACTTCATCTAAATCAGCCTGTAAACGAGGAGGAACATATCTAGTGCGTTGTTTTTCTTTTAACCCATTGATAATGTTTTCTCTTAAAGCACCAACATCAATCGGAGACTGTGATTCTCCTGCTGCTTTATTTGCTATTTCGTATGCCTGAGCTATTTTTGATTGATGAGCTGTGTAATCTGCCTTTAGCTTATCCAATGGCATTGATGCCAAACGTATTGGGTCTGTTTCAAATACGTCAGGTGCTATTTTTTCTTTGATGTTATTGAAAGCCTGAATTAATTTAGGATCACGCTCTTCAAATCTAGCTTGTAAGTTAGGATCTTTTGCCCTTGCGTTTCTTTCCTCAGACATTAAAGTTGTGTCTTCTAACGCTTCTGCTTCAGTTGGTAACATTCCAAACTTTGCAAATTTCTTATGGTTTTTTATTACTTTTAAATCTGTGGGAGATAGTTTAGATGGGTCAACATTTGCCAATGATTCTTGCATATGAGCAGGCAAATCAGCAAGAGCAGCCTTGGCTTCTGCTATTGGCGCAACCGCAGCTGACCCAGCGCTTTGCAAAGATGTAAGTGGAGGCGCAATAGGTACTTCAGCTTTACCAACCTTTTCAACTCTGACTTTGGGAATCATTCCTTTTGCTTCAGATAAAGATGGTGCAGCCAAAGGTGCAAACCCAGCCAACTCAGGAAGTGGCGTACCAATAGCTTCACCAATCTTGCCAACAGTTTCTAAATTAGTCTTACCAGCCTCAGTCCTTGGTTGATAAGTAAATGCCTGTTGAATATTGGCAGCAACGTCTTGACCCTTTTTCAAGGCTTCTTGTGTGCCAAACTTGGGGCTTATCATGGTATTGATCGCACCAAAAGCAGAACCTAAAGGCGCAGCAATACTTCCAGTAACAGCACTCAATGCAGGTTCTACAACTCCACCGATCTTATTTAAGAAATACTCTTGCGCCTTTTGTCTTTCTTCCAAATGCTTCATAATTATTTGGTGAACAGGACTAGATGCTTTTTCTTCTTTCTTTTTAGTTGGTGCAAACGCTAATATATCTGGATCATTTTCGTAATCAAAATATTGCAATTCAGGACGTATGCCCGACATTTTGCTTTTTGGCGCATTTGTAGGAATTAAATCAGCAGCCGACTTAGGTCTGCTAAATGCCATCACATCTGGATCATTTGCATAATCTGTCATTGATAATCACCTTTTTCCAGACGTTTAAGGTTTTCTTGTTTTTTTCTAAATTCAACTAATTGATCGTCTGTTAAATTACTCATAATTTCTGCTTTCTT